GACCCTGAATCAGGCCAATCACACCTTGCTCATGCAACTACACAACTAATCATTCTCATGATCCATGAAATGGAGCACCCAGAATGTGATGATCGTTATAAAAAGGAAATCAAATAATGCGTCGTAATTATGTACATGACATCCGTTCTGAATTTGCAGACATGCTCAAACGCAATGAGTACGTCACAGATAAAGGTGGTCAAAAGACTATTGAAATTATCAATGCATCTTTCATTGCTGATGAAGAATCAATCTTTGGTGTTATTAATCAAGACTATGTCAAACGTGAACTTGAATGGTATCGCTCACTTTCATTATGTGTGAATGATATTCCTGGTGGTGCACCTGCAATCTGGAAACAAGTTGCAGATAAGTATGGTCGCATCAATTCAAACTATGGTTGGTGTATCTACTCAGCAGATAATCATCATCAGTTTGTAAAAGTTGTAGATGAGTTGGTTGCATCACCATTGTCTCGTCGTGCAACAATGATTTACATTCGTCCAACAATGCATGAAGATTATAAGCGTGATGGTATGTCTGACTTCATGTGTACTTACTCAACTCAGTACTACATCCGCGATGGCAGATTGCATGCATCAGTTTTCATGAGATCTAATGATGCTGTATATGGTTATAAGAATGATTTTGCATGGCAACATTATGTTCATAAGGAAGTACTCCAAGCAGTTAATGGTAAGTCTAATACAGTATATGCTCTTGGTGATCTTCACTGGAATGCTGGTAGTCTTCATGTGTATGAACGCCACTTTGATCTAGTAAAAGAATGGTCTATTAATGATGAAGACAAATACGCCTGATAAGTGGGCTAATCGTTATATGTCTATGGCGAAAGAAGTTTCGTCATGGTCTAAAGATCCAAACACTAAGATTGGTGCAATTGCTGTTGGATCTAAAGGTCAAATCTTGTCACAGGGATTTAATGGTTTCCCACGTGGTATTTTTGATTTTGAAGAACGTCTAAATGATAGAGAAACAAAGTACAAATATGTAGTTCATGCAGAAATGAATGTCATATATAATGCTACGTATTCTGGAATATCTTTAGACGGCGCTAAGCTTTTTGTTTATGGGTTACCTGTTTGTAGTGAATGCTGTAAAGGCGTCATTCAAGTAGGTATTAGTGAAGTCTATATCTCAGAAGAATGTTTAAATCTGCGACCTCATTGGCATGAGTCATGGTTGCAATCTGCTGAGATGTTCAGTGAAGCAAATGTAAAGGTATATGTGATATGAAAATCGCAATCATTATGGGTCGTGGTATTGAAGGCTGCGGTGTAACTAAATTTACTGTTGAGCAAACTAAATGGTTTGCAAAGAATGGATATGACTTCACAGTCTTTTCATCTAAAGATAAATCATGGACACGTAAAAATGCTCATGATGTTTCTAATGTTATTCAACTAAAGTTGTCTAAACCTGAAGAAACTCAGAAGATGATTGATGGTTGCAATGAGTCTGATGTTGTTATCATTAATAGTCTTCCATCGTTATCTCACCCAGAAGCAGCGATTGCTGAATTTAATCGTGCACTGAAAGAAATCAAAAAGCCAGTGGTGCTTATTCAACATGATCATTCTTCATTGTCTATTAAGCGTAATGCTTGTATTGAAGAAGCTGTTAATAAAGCTGACATTCTATTTGGTCACTCAGCAACAAACGATTTTGCTAAGTATGTTACAGAGGTAACCTCATCTGGCTTAGATGCTTTCATGGGTGGTGATGATACCTCAAAGACTATCTTAAACTTCCAACCAGGAATTGACTTTGCATCAGTACGTTCTAAGTACTGGAAAGACATTGCTGAACAAGATGAACTCCACAATAAGTGGATTGGTCGTACTACAAGTTGGAAAGGTTACAAACAAATGTTTGCTTTCCACAATTCATACCTACGCCCAAATGGCTATATCACTACATTTGAAGGTATTGAAAAATCACCAGCATATCTTGCGTTCCGTGAATTGTCAGAATTCCATGGTTTGATTGACAAAGATATTTCAACATCATCTATTGCCATCAATCAACCAGCATATGTGTTTGGTCCATATATCAATGAGCAAATGCTTGAACGCATGTCACGAGTTGCATTTGGTTATCAACTATCATTGTTAGATGAACGTTATATTCAACGTTCAATTGAATACACTCATTGTGAACTTGCTGCAGTTGGTGTTGTTCCTGTATTCCGTAAATCTTATGGTGAACGTTGTACACATCGTGCTCAAGGTAAGAAGCTTATCGATTGTAAAGATACAGGTACTATTTGGCTTGATGACACTGATATGAAACCAGCATTTGACATTCTAGATAAATTATCTAAAGACCGTGGAATGCGTGATGAATATCGTGAAATGGCTTATGAATTTTATAAGTCACACCAAGATGCAGAACATACATTCAGTGAAATGATGACTCTTATTAAAGAAAGACTATGACAATTAAACATGCAAGTATCGTCCCATTGATTGGTGGACAGACATTGGGTCAAGAGAAAGCTATGGGAAGTCGGCCTGAATGGCTGGCTTCTTTTGAAGCTTTTGCGTCCAATGATTCACATGCAGTGAATCACTATAGAGACCTTCCATATTACGTTATGGATAAAGGTACTCACTCTCCAAGTAAAGTAAATGTTATCTCGACGACTTGCCCATGTGCAGGTCTGTCGTCGTTATCTGCAGGTGCTTCTTCTGATGCAGCAGCAAATGATTGGATGTATAAAACCGCTGAGTTAGTTTTAGGTACATGGAAACCAGATGTGTTCTGGGGTGAGAATGCACCAGGATTTGCAGGCAAGGTTGGTAAACCTGTTGTAGAGAAACTTCATGCCATTGCTAAAGAGCATGGTTATGTTATGTCAATTTATCGTACAAAATCTCAGTTGCATGGAGTTCCGCAAATTCGTGAACGTTCATTCTACTTTTTCTGGCGTGGTACACGTGCACCAGTCTTTAACTTCTACAAGAAACCTTGGACACGAATTGAAGACCTGATTAGCAATATGCCACAGAACTTAACTCAACACACTGTGACTAATGACAAAATTCCAACAAAAACTGATCCTTGGTATCGTTATGTTCTTGAGAAAATGGAAGGTGGAATCTCACATCGAGAGTTTTTCGATAAGATTGAGAAGACTGATAACGCGATGGATTGGATAGAACGTAACAACGTTTCATATCTAGAAGTAGGCAAATGGATGGCAGAGAATAACTATCCAAACATTGAAGCACGGTGTAAACGTATTCATGAGAAACTAGGACGCGGTGAAAACATCATGCGTAGATTGACCACTGTTCCAAAGAATTACATTGGTGCTTTTGTTGGTCACTATCCAACCATGTTAACTCATCCTTATGAAGACAGATACATAACTTATAGGGAAGCAATGACAATCATGGGATTACCTCATGACTTCGAGTTGTTGAACCCTAAAGCAAACTTGAACCACATCTGTCAAAACGTGCCAGTAGGTACCGCTGTAGACATGGCGTTTGAGATTAAAGAATTCCTTGAAGGTCGTAGAGACACTGTCGATGCAACTGATAGAATTCTTTTACAATACAACCACAGTGAATCTCAGGACTTCAGAGATATGATTGAAGTTCCAAAAGCTTCACTAGATGGTTTCTTCCTGTAATAAAATGTGATATAATAGTTCAATACTTTGGAGAATACAAATGGGCTTAATGGATAAACTAAAAAAGAATTCGAAAATCGAATACACTGCGGTGTTAGAAGATTCGAAGTTCTTTGGCGCAAAGGATATGATTACCACATCAGTTCCTATGATTAACGTTGCGTTGAGTGGCAAACTTGATGGTGGACTTACACCAGGACTTACAGTCTTGGCTGGTCCATCTAAACACTTTAAAACTGCGTTCTCTTTGCTAATGGCAAAGGCATACATGGACAAATATCCTGATGCAGTTATGTTATTTTATGATTCTGAATTCGGTACACCACAAGCCTACTTCGATTCATTCGGTATTGATACCTCACGAGTATTACATACACCAATCACCGATGTTGAACAACTTAAGTTTGACGTAGTTGGTCAATTGAATAACCTTGAGCGTGGCGAAAAAGTTATTATCGTCATTGACTCAGTTGGTAACCTTGCTTCTAAGAAAGAATTGGAAGATGCATTGAATGAGAAATCTGTTGCAGATATGTCTCGTGCTAAAGCACTAAAAGGTTTGTTCCGTATGATTACACCGTACTTAACCATGAAGGATGTTCCTATGGTTGTAGTGAATCATACATACATGGAAATTGGTATGTTCCCTAAGGCTGTTGTCTCAGGTGGCACTGGTATTTACTACTCAGCGGATACGATCTGGATCTTGGGTCGTCAACAAGATAAAGATGGCACAGAGATCAAAGGTTACCACTTTATCATTAACGTAGAAAAATCTCGATATGTTAAAGAAAAGTCTAAGATTCCTGTCTCGGTTTCTTTCAATGGTGGTATTCAGAAGTATTCTGGTTTGCTTGATATTGCTTTGGCTGGTAACTTCGTTGTTAAGCCTAACAACGGGTGGTATCAAAAAGTGGACCGAAGTACAGGTGAGCTCGTGGGTACAAAGGTACGAGAGAAAGATACGCTCAATAAAGAATTCTGGCAAGACATTCTAGCCTCACAAGAATTCCAAAAGTATATTACTGATAACTTCCAAATTGGCCATGCTGCCATGATGCAAGATAAGTATGAGGACATCGATGAAGATAACGAGTAATTCGTACTCATTCGTTGAAAATGCCACCGTCAATGACGAGTGGCATGTAAAAATCAATGAAGGTACATTCAAAGATGTTGTATACAAATATGGTAAGATTCAAGTCAAAGAAAAAGACGATGAAGCACTATTAAGTTTTCAATTTAAAGTGATAGACTTACCAGAACATTTAGATGAAGAAGAACTAAACTGTAGTGTAGACTTCATGGATTTATTAGGTGATGTTCTAACTCACGTTATTGAAGACTCACTTGAAACTGGCAAATTTAAATTAGGTAATGATGATAAACCAACTGATTCTGAATCAACTGTGCACGAATGAAGAATTCACACGAAGAGCAATTCCATTCCTCAAAGACGAATACTTTGAGCGTGGTGAGAAACTACTCTTCGCTGTGGTCTCACGATTTGTTGAAACATATAATGTTGTTCCAACTGAAGCAGCATTAAAGATTGAACTGCAAAAGATTCCAAATGTACCAAATGAAATCTTTGACCAAGTTCATCAGGCATATCGTGCCGAGCCAGTTGATATGGAATGGATGCTTAAGCAAACTGAAAAGTTTTGCCAAGATCGTTCAATCTATCTTGCTATCATGGAGTCTATTCAGATTATTGATGGCAAACATAAAGAACTAAGTAACAATGCAATTCCCGATATATTATCTAAAGCCCTTGGTGTTAGTTTTGACACTAATATCGGGCATGATTACATCGATAATTCAGATCAGCGATTTGATTTTTACCACAGAGTCGAAGGACGTTTGCCCTTCGACCTTGATTACTTCAACAAAATCACTAAAGGTGGATTGCCAAATAAAACTTTGAACATCATCCTTGCTGGTACTGGTGTTGGTAAGTCTTTGTTTATGTGTCACATGGCAGGTGCTACCTTAGTTCAAGGTAAAAATGTTCTATACATAACTATGGAAATGGCAGAAGAACGTATTGCTGAACGTATTGATGCTAACCTAATGAACATCCCAGTTGATCAATTGGAATCATTGCCGAAAGCCGTATACGACCAGAAGATCCAAAAGATTGCTCAGAAGAATATTGGCAAATTGATTGTTAAAGAGTATCCAACTGGAGCGGCCCACGTTGGTCACTTCAGAGCGTTACTAAATGAACTTAAACTTAAAAAGAATTTTAAGCCTGATATCATCTTTATCGATTACCTCAATATTTGCGCGTCTTCGCGAATTAAAGGACTTGGCGGTTCAGTCAATACATACTCATATGTTAAGGCGATCGCAGAAGAAATGCGTGGCTTGGCAGTTGAAGCAGGCGTCCCGGTTGTATCCGCAACGCAGACCACACGATCAGGATTTTCAAATACAGACGTGGGCCTCGAAGATACTTCAGAATCGTTCGGTCTCCCAGCGACAGCCGACTTCATGTTTGCCGTTATCTCGACGGAAGAACTTGAAAAGCTCGGTCAAGTCATGGTCAAACAATTAAAGAATCGTTATAACGATCCAACATCTAATAAGCGATTCATTGTTGGTATTGATAGATCTCGTATGAAATTGTATGATGTAGAACCATCAGCACAAACATTGATTAATGATGCAGCACATGTGCCTGATGCTAAAGAGGATAAACCTCTAAACACTTTTGGAACACGTGAACGCAAAGACTTTGGAAATTTTAGTTATGAATAAAGAAATTGAAAAGGTTGTCATCTTTTATAAGGATGGTACCTTCACTGAGATTAGTAATGTACAGAAAGTTCAGGAGTTTGGCGATCGTCCAAACTTTCTCCCTGATTGGTTAATTGCCAAAGCACCTCGTCCATGTTCTACATGCGGTATTGATTTGAATACTACAAGTGGATCATGTGGTAATGCTGTTAATTGCCCAAGTGGTCGTGGCTTCCCACCAATCAATCCAGGTGCAATTCAGGATTAATATGAAATTAGAAGTTGTAATGTGTCACGCTTCATTGATGGCAATGTTATTAAATCCAGAACAGTTCTCTAAGGCTGTTGTTAATTATGAATCAACATCACCAGATATGAATGGTGAAGGCTTTAATGGTTACATGGAAGTTAAAGTCAAATTTACAATAAAAGATCTTGATGCATTTAATACACTTTGGAAGCATTCATATATATTTCCAAGTGATAGAACTAAATGGTATCATACAGTAAAACAAGGAATGTTAGCGTGTTCACAGAGTTAAGCAAAGGCTGCGATAAGAATTGTAGATTCATTCAAGGCGTGTCTATGACAACGGCAATGTACTTCACACCTATCTATGATAAGAATGGTGTGAACACAAACCCTGATGGAAATATTACAAGCAGTAAAGTAAGTTGCGTTACATGCCATAGAAAATGGCATACTTCTACGCAATATGGAGAAACTACATATGAAGAAGTATAAGGTGTGTTACTATATTAGCTCATTAGAAAGCAGTGTAACTACAAAATATTTTGATAATTATGAGGATGCTATTTCATTTGCAAATAGCTTACCAACAGGTGATGTTTTAGAAATTAAAAGGATTGAAAATGCAAGTTAAGTTAGTATCGTATAGTAAACCATCACGTGAATTTTATTCAGAAGGTCTTTCTGATGTGCAAGATTTGATCGCATTTTGTGCTAGAGTATCAAATCCATCTAACCAAATGAATGCTGGAACTGCAGATAAACTTATTCGTTATCTAATTAAGCACCAACATTGGTCACCACTTGAAATGGTTTCTGCATGCATTGAGATTGAAACTACACGTGATATTGCTCGTCAAATCTTACGTCATCGTTCATTCTCCTTCCAAGAGTTTTCTCAACGATACGCAGATCCAACTGCAGAGATGAGTAAGGCATTCGTAATACGTGAAGCTAGATTCCAAGATACTAAAAATCGTCAAAACTCAATTGACGCTGATATGAATGATGAAGCACAACGTCAATTATCAATTGAATGGGAACGTGCTCAGAAGCGTGTATTGTTTGCAGTTGAAAAAGAATACAAATGGGCGATTGCGAATGGGATTGCTAAAGAACAAGCTCGTGCAGTTCTACCTGAAGGTTTAACTGTATCACGCATGTATATGAATGGTACACTTCGTTCATGGATTCACTTCATCCAATTGCGTGCTGGTAATGGTACTCAGAAAGAACACCGTGAAGTAGCATTGGCATGTGCTAAAGTAATTGCTGAAATTTTCCCAATGGCTGAGGAACTGGTCACATGCGAATCTTGATTACAGGAGGCTTAGGCCTCATTGGTCATAACGTTGTAAAGCGTTTAAAGGATAACCATGATTTGTTGATTGTTGATAACATGACAAATTATGGAATTATTCCAGAAGAACAAATGAACTATTTGTTCAATGAGCGTTTACAAAAGATTGAAACTCCACGTGATCCATTGAACATTCGTGTAGTAGATATTGCAGATCGTCAAGTAATGCGATCAATCTTCAAGGATTTTAATCCTGAGATCGTTATGCACCTAGCAAGTTTTCCACGTCAAAAGGTTGTTAATGCTAATCCTCAACTTGGTTCAAAAACTATGTCAGAAGGTTTATTGAACCTATGTGAACTATCGCAAGAATTTAAAGTTAAAAAGTTTTTGTATATTAGTTCATCTATGGTATATGGCGAATTTACACATTGCATTAGAGAAGATGAACCATGCTATCCAGAAGGTCAGTATGGAATTATGAAACTTGCAGGAGAATGGCTTGTTAAAGATTATGCTCGTCGTAACGCTTTTAGTTACACTATTATACGTCCCAGTGCAGTCTATGGTGAATTCGACGTTGAAGACAGAGTCATCTCTAAGTTCTTACTAACAGCAATGCGTGGTGGAACACTAAAGGTTAATGGCATTAAAGAAGTTCTAGACTTCACATATGTTGAAGACGCAGCAGATGGTATTGTTGCTGCTACACTAAGTGAGAACACTAAGAACAAAACTTATAACATTACTAAAAGTCATAGTGTAAGTTTATATGACGCTGCTGAAATGGCTGTGAAACTTGCCGGCAAAGGCAACATTGAAGTTCGTGATAAAGATGCAGATTTTCCAAGTCGTGGTGCATTAGATATTACAGCAGCTCGTCGTGACTTTGGGTATGATCCAAAAGTAGACGTTCAAGAAGGTTTTGAAAAGTATTACTTTTGGTTACAAAATTCAAGTTACTTCAATAAGTAAAAACTGAATACTTTAGGTTTAAGTTCTAACTGTGTCTAAAATGATACAGTTAGAACTTTTTTACGTTTAGCCCTGTACAACTACCCGCAAATGGTGTATAATAGATCCATCAACAGTCAAAAAGGAGTTTGAAATGGCTAAGAAAAAAGTAGATGTGGTTACCATTGTAGACGGTGTAAAGATTACTCGATGCGCTTATCGTGGTCCAAAGAATAGTGAAACAACTTTTCCAATTAACAAAAGTCGTTATACACCTTGGGCTCAAACTGTAAGCAAGTATGTTCGTGGTTCTCGTGGTGTTTTGGGAACAGTTGATCGTGGGTAAGATGGCTGAAATGCAACTCGAGGTTGCTGAATACATTCGTGCTGGATATTGGCCTGCTGATATTGAGAAACTTACAGGTTATCCGCTTGAGATGATTCTTGAAGTGGAAACTGAATGCTACAAATTGACTAATCAACTTTTGACGGAAGACAACAATGACTAAACGTACTAGTGATGCATACATTTTTACAGCTGATGTGAACTCAGTTACTGATATGAATGCAGTTGAGATTGTACGCAAGACAGTTGCTACATCAAACAAGATTGCTCGACTTCACTATGAAAATAAGATGAAGTGGAATCCACAATCTGACTTGCAAAAGCCCAAACAATATCGTGTTGTATTGAAGCCACGTCTTGGTAAAAACAATCCAGCATATGCTACTAAATACAAGAACCAATGGATTAAGTCTATTAAGATGGAAGACGCAACTCGTATTGATGTGTATGTTCATGCAAGGAGTTAAGAATGAATCCACAAGATTATTATAAACGTATTACTGGCAATCGCAAGAAACAGGTTGTCATTCAACAAACATTAGATTATCTACATGAACAACAACTTGACATGATTGATGCAGCTGTCGATTTTAGTGATCTAAGTCAAGCAAAAGAACTGATTAACTACATTAAAAATAAGTGATGATTTACATTAAGCCAAGTCCATATCTCACTACAGAAAAACGTGAGATCTTGTATAATGCTGCGAGTATTATTTTGAATGAATTGATGGGACGTAAACAAAATCGAGTTACGATCAATATTGCAGTCAAAGGCAAAGGTCTTGAGAAAGATGTAGATGGTTATTGTCTTTGTACCGAAGAATATGATAATGGTAAACCAAAGGAAATTGATGTAGATATTCGTGGTGACAAAGGAATGGATTTTGCCATAAAATGTCTAGCTCATGAATTGGTTCATGTATGGCAAATGTGTACTGGTCGAATAGATGAACAAGCTTACCATAAGACAAAAGACCATTATAACTCCTCTTGGGAACGAGAGGCTAGGGAATTAGAGGAACCACTCTACAACCTCTATCTAAAAAATAGTTAAAACGGGGCAGCATTAGCTGCCCTTAGTTTTTTATAAATAGCAGTATAGTTTAATGGAATAAAAATGGCTGCTCAACAAGGATTCGTATACGAGGAAAATGCAACCAAGTTTCTCAAGAAATTTGGATTATCTGATGGTGTAACTGCAGGTGCATCCCACACTCGCCCAGATTTAATGCTTACTGTAAGAGGTAAAGAGGCAGGTTGCGAACTAAAGATATCACCTACTGCTGGTGGAAGTCTTGTAATTAAAGCATATGCCAACTCAACTCCACACTGGAAATTTGGTGACATCGATCATGATGAAACTGAGAAACAGTTCCTTGCAGATTTAGCAAAGTCTGCTGGTGTACTAACTGAAATCAATAGAAAATGGGATACACCGATCTATAATGTTTCAGATAGAACAAAAGACTGGGAACGTCAAATGTTAAAGATTCCATTACGTGAACGTTATGACACTGACTTAAAAACTTGCCCAGACATCAAGATGCAATTACCAGCAGATGCAATGACTAAGTATTATAACCTTAAGAATACGTACTACATAAACGTTGGTACACATGGTTTCTACTTACTTGGCAATAAAGACCCATTAGGTTTAAACGAAAGAATGAAAAAAGCTGGTCTTCCATTAGTGCCAAAGTTTGAAGATTCATGCAGAATCACAGCTCGTGTAAGATGTCAATCAAAGGGTATTACCAAAGCTGATGCTGCTGAAAAGTCAAATGGACGAATTGGTGCTCAAGGTTATCAGTTTACATTTACTATCGAATTTGCGTTGCCTAAAAACACAACACCATACAACATCGCACCAATCAATGGTACTACTGTTAACATTATGGAAAACAACGCAAACTATAAATGCTTACTGTAAGAACAAAATGAAATCATTCAAGAATTATTTAACTGAAGAAAAGAATACACACATGACTCACCTTGAGGATTTAGTCCTTGATGGTGGAGTCAATGGAGCACGTCAAGCAATTAACGCTCTTCAATCATTAAGAGATATGTTAGCTGGACATCAAGCAACAGAATCAAAGGTAGGACTTACAGTCAAGTGGGATGGTGCACCAGCAGTGTTTGCTGGAATCGATCCACAAGATGGTAAGTTCTTTGTCGCTAAGAAGGGTATCTTTAACAAGAACCCAAAGGTGTATAAGTCACATGCTGATATCGAAGCAGATACACAAGGCGACCTTCAAAAGAAACTCATCATTGCATTTGACAACTTAAAGTTGTTAGGTATTAAAGGTGTAGTGCAAGGCGATATTATGTTCACTCAAGACGATCTCAAGAGTGAAACTATTGAAGGTGAGGATTATATTACATTCCATCCAAACACCATCGTTTATGCTGTACCAAAAGATGAGGCTGGTGCTTTGCTAAATGCAAACATTGGTGTAGTCTTCCATACATCATACGATGGTAAATCATTCGAAGAAATGAGAGCATCCTATGGCGTCAATGTTGAAGCGTTCAAGAAAACTACAAAGGTCTGGGCTGTATCAGCTGGACTCTCAGATGTTGGAGGACGAGCTAGTCTTACCTCGAGTGAGACGAAGCACGTCACGAAGATATTATCCGATGCAGGTAAAATCTTCCAGTCTATTGGAAGAGGAGTATTCAATCTTATCTCTTCAGATACAGAACTTAACACCATCGTTAATACCTACAACAACACTTACATCCGAAGAGCTGAGCGAATGGGAAGTGGACGAGACCATGCTAGAGGACTATTAAAGTTTATTCATGACAAGTATCAAAAAGACATTGATAAACTTAAAACAGATAAGTCTAAAACTGCAAAATCTGATAAGCGCCAACAAGTACTAAATAGTCTAGATGCTCACCTTGAAGATCTAGCAAAAATGTTCGAATTGCAAAAACAAATCGTTGCTGCAAAAGAGATTATTATAAATAAGCTAAACCAAATCAATAATACTAAAACGTTTGTTAAAACAAAGCAAGGCTTTAAGGTAACAGGCGCGGAAGGATTCGTTGCTATTGACAGGATTGGTGGTGGGGCTGTAAAATTGGTTGACAGACTCGAGTTCAGTACGAACAACTTCAATCCAGATATTATCAAAGGCTGGGATAGTCCTGGTCGCGGTTAATGGGAAACACATGTTAAATTTTAAAGAATACTCACAAGAGTTAGATGAAGCTGCGAGCGCAGTAGAACTAACCACAGAAGAACTACAACAGATTGATGAAGTCTTAGACACCGCTGGTCGTCTAAAGAGAAAAGCATCATTCATTCGCCGTAAAGCTAGAATCTCACTAGCACGCAAAATCCAAGCTAAACGTTTGGCATCATCAGACCGAATCAAAGGTCGCGCAAAGACAAGAGCAAAATCACTCTTAGTCAAACGACTATATCAAGGTCGTTCTATTTCCCAAATTCCAATTTCACAACGTGCTCAAGTAAGTAAAAGACTTGAACGTATGAAAGGTGCTATTAAGCGCATTTCAACTAAGTTACTTCGTCGCGTTAAGCAAGACGATATTGCTCGTAAAACCGGAGCAAAGTAATTGAAACATTTTAAAGAGTATTTGAAAGAGGCTACTGGCCACGTAACATTTACGTTTGGTCGTTTCAATCCTCCTACAGTTGGTCATGAGAAACTCATTGAAAAAGTTCATGCTATTTCTAAAGGTACGTATCGTATCTACGCATCTCAATCACATGATGCTAAGAAGAATCCATTAGACTACAATACAAAAATTAAATTTATGCGCAAGATGTTTCCACGTCATGCGCGTAGTATCATCAATGATGTAAAAATTAAGACTGCGTTTGATGCTCTTGATTCTTTGTATGCTCAAGGTTACAGACAAGTAACTTTTGTCGTTGGTTCTGACCGTGTTGAAGAGTTCAATAAAACTCTGAACAAATACAACGGAGAAAAACGTGCAACAGGATTCTACAATTTTGAGGGCGGCGTACAGGTTGTCTCTGCTGGTGAGCGTGACCCGGACGCTGAAGACGTTAGTGGTATGTCTGCAAGCAAAATGCGAGCAGCAGCCGGAGATAACAACTTTGAGTTGTTTGCAAAAGGCTTACCAAGCGGATTTAAAGAAGCGCAAAAACTTTTTAATGCAGTTAGAGCAGGAATGGGTCTCAAAGAATCATACAACTTTAGACAACACATCCAATTGCCAACACTCAGTAAAGAACGAGAAGCCTATGTGAATGGTGATCTATTCAAGGTTGGCGACGTAATTGAAATTAAAGAATCAAAGGAGCTTGGTCAAATCCAACGCCTTGGTTCTAACTATGTGATTATCGAAACTTACAATGGTATTAAACAGCGTAAGTGGTTAAAAGACGTGATCAAGGTTGAGGAAGCTGTTATCAACGAGATGTTGAATAAGACTAACTGGGCCGAATATACATCAATAAATAAAAAATCAATTAAGCCATTTAAAGCTTAAACAACATCTAATGGGAAATTAAAATGAGTGAAAGAATCATTAAACTTGTAGGACAAGAATTTGCATTGAGTACTGCTACTACAGTAAACGGCGCCCAACTTGTTCGTCTTTACAACGACACTGCTGCAGCTGTATTGATTACTGTTGCTAATGGTGCAGGCACAACTGGCACATGCACTATTCCAGCAGGTTCAGTTTCATATGTTCGTAAAGTAACTATTGAAACTATTGCGTCAAGTGCAGCAATTAAAGCTGTGGCTGTAGCATTTGGAGACTAATATGGCAACTCTTAAAGCATTCATGGAACTGCATCAGATTGTTTCGGCTGACTTTAAAATTAGTCCAAGGTCTGGTCGTAAAGTACGTGCCAAAGTTAAAGATGTTAAAGATGAGAACGATGTAAAGACTGAAGAAACACAAGTTGTTGAAGGTTTAGGTCGTGGTCGTGAAGATGATGAGTACCATGTTCCAGATCCAGTAAGACAACCGCAGCATAAAATCCATGTTGAGATTACTCCTAAGGGTTCTACTGCTAAGCAAAAGCGTACAGCTACTGTATCAACACATCATGGTCGTGAACACGCAGTTAAGACTGCCCTTGCTCACTATAAGAAACAAGGTGCTACAGTGCATAGCCATCAATATGGTGGTGTTCATGAAAGTACTGAAGAAGAATATACTCGTTTGATTTATGAGACATCAGATCAAGGCGAACTTCGTATTTTAATGTTAGCTCGACTAGGTTTAGTAGATAAGTCAGATGTAAGCAAATTAAAACTTGCTATAGATACACTAAAGGCTAATAAGCCATTATCTACTCAACAACGAACTTTATTATTAACTACATTTACTACTCTAACTGAATTAGTCACTGGTGACGATCAAGTCTTTAACCGTTTAAAGGCTGAAGTGCAAAAAGAATCAACATCAATTCAACGCCTCGTTGATCTTGCAATTAAGAAGAGTCAGTGAGATGGAAACTGAAAGAATAGCTAAATTGGAAATTCAAGTCGAAGGCATTAAAGAGGATGTTAAAGACCTCAAAGCTGACGTGAAAGAAGTTCATTCGCGTATCACAACCGGCAATCGTGAGATCATTGAAAAGATTGAAGCGATGGATCAGAGATTAGATGCCAAACTAAATAAATCTGCTGAGGCCGCAAAAACTCAACACCAAGAAATCCAAGTTGAAATTCAAAAAGACATTAAACAAATCTCAAGTAGAGTAGATGTTCTTGAAAGATGGCGTTGGATGATCGCTGGTGGTGCAATCGTACTGGGATATCTCGTTGGTCACGCAGATATCGTTACTAAAATTTTAGGTTAAGGAATAACAAAATGACTACATGGGGTATTTTTAAAACTGATAGCATCTCTGAATCTTACAAGAAGATGAAAGATGAAAGCCTTAAAGGCGATCAACATAAACTTGATAAAAACAAGAATGGTAAACTAGATAAGCATGACTTTAAACTTCTTCGCAAAGAAGAAGTTGAACAATTAGATGAAGCTGCCGTTAGCACAGTTGCTAAAGCACATGGATTTGAAAAAGTAAAAACCGGTTTTGAAAAAGGTTCATACAAGCATCCAAAAACTGGTGAAACTATTACTGCATTGCGTGGTGGTTCAGAATATGGACATAGTCGTAAGGACGGTTCTACTGTTGCCGCATTCAAACACAAAGATTCTTTAGAAAAACACTTAGCATCTCACGGTTACAAAAAAGAATCGGTGAATGAAGATATTAAAGACTATTCTTTGGAAGAACTTCAAGAATTTATGGTATCTGAAGATTTTGAACAATTAGATGAATTAAGCAAGACTACACTTGGTAACTATATCAAGAAAGCTGCTAATGACAAAGCTGATACCGCATTCCATCGTGGATATAGTGCATATAGCAACAGCGACCACAAACCTTACGGCGAACCAATGAAAAACAAAGTTCATGCTGGTCAAGAGAAACGCAATAAAGGAATTAAACGCGCAGTTAATAAGTTAACACGTGAATCCGTTGAGCAAGTTGAAGAAGGTTGGGATGACATGCTTAAGTCTGTTAAAGACAAGAACGCTACTCAACCTAATGGTGGCACTGGTAAGAAACAAGGCGTGCGCTATGGTGGCGGCAAGCAAAAAGATGATGAAGCTCAAGAGCGTAAAGACAAAAAGAACGAATCAGTTGACTTAGAATTACTTGATGATGGTACATATTATGACGGTTCAGATATGCTCGGTGAAGCTCAAGCACGCACTAGTTCTTCATTCCAATTCACTCACAAACCAGGTGATGCTGAATCCGAAAAGAAATTAGCAGATCTTAAAGCTCAACATAAAGGTACTAATAAGCGTGTTGTTTTACAAGGTCGTTTAGGCAAAGACAATCCTAATGCTCATAAGTATTCTAAGGATGCTCCAAAAGCAACTTATGCTAATGGAAAACGTACTAATGTAGATCAAAATGCTAAGTCAGGTGCTCATTCACACCAACGTATTCGCAAAGCAGACGCAGCACACCACGATGTTTATGTGTATGATAAAGCAGATACACAATATGATTTTGATTCAGTGATCACTGAAGCTATTCATGCAGATGACTACCATGCAACATCAGAACCATCACAGTTTGGTGGTCACCGCCCTATTGTAAAGCATAAGGAAAAGGGTACTGTAATGTACGCTGGTGGTAAGAGTTATTCTACTGCAGCAAAAGCTAAAGAAGGTGCTCATGCGTATTTGTCTGCTTATGAAAAGCGTGGTCCTAACGCTGCAATGAGTGCAGCTCATGAACATGGTAAAGCGCATGGCATGAAAAAAGAAGGTTTTGAACTCTTCAATGAAAAAGAATTAGACCTCCTAATCAATGAAGTGTTATCAAAAGACTCATCAGCAGGAAAATGGATTTCCGATTTTACTAAATCAGATGCTCCTCAATTCTCTGGTAAGTCAACAGAGAAGCGTAAGCAAATGGCTCTTGCTGCTTATTACGCTGCTCAGAAAAAAGAATCAACAGACTATGAATCTTTCTTAGTTTTAGATGAAGAAAAGCAACCAGAAATCGTTAAGATGGGCGCTAAAGAAATTAAACATGCAAACATGAAGGATAAACAAGATGATGCAGAAATTATGGAACCTCATTCTGAAGGTGAAGCAAACTTTATTGACCAGCATTACGTCGACGTCACAGACGACGTCACAGCCGATAAGCAAGACGGTGGAGCCGGTAAGCTTGGAAAAGCCACAGGTCCAAAAGGCCAAGGTGCAGCAACCTACAAAGGCGACTCCAAGCTCAGCGACAAAGACAAAGCCAGCTACAAAGAAGGCACCAACGAAGAAGGTGACGCCATCAGCGAAAAAGCCAACTGCAAAGAAGGCTCCGGCAAAAAAGGTTTCAGCACCTTCAAAGCAAAAGTGACAGGATAATCCATGGCACAAACTGCACCACACTGGGCACCTGATGCTATCCCTACTGAAATGGGATGGACAGATGCTAAGACTGGTGAGTTACTAATGGCTGTGACAGGTTTAGATACAACTCAACAACCTGTCCAACCTGAAGAAGACACTCCAGTAGTTGAGTAAATAACAGAGGGAATATTCCCTCTGTTATGTTTTATTAGGACATCATGAAAAGTTTTGAACAACTGAATAGCAAAAACTTTATGCTTTTTGCAGCAAAAAGTTATAACAACCCTCAGTGTATGACTGAAGAAGAATTTCAAGAAGATCTTCAAAGGTTTAAATATTTGAAGAGGTTGTTTAATCGCTATGAGACAAATGGTGAATTGACTGAACGCCTAATCCTTAATCATTTGATAGTACTATATAATGTGTTTGGTATTAAGGAAGCAAATCATATGATGTTTTATAAGATTGAAGAAAAGAATTGGTCGGTATTGAAGACATTCCTTGTCTACTTAAATTACCTACCAGAAGAACAATATGTTGAAGTACCTCTAGACCAAAACGTCGTAGAAGTATTAAGGAAAATTTAATGGCGATATTACAACGAGCAGTAGATGTCTACTATACGTTTAGATTCCTACGCCAATTGGTTACACCATGGAATGAAACTAAAGCATTCAAACTTGGGTTAATCGATGCAGATGGAAAGGTGTTACGTAAAGCAACAACACCTGATGAGAAAGATGCTTATACACTATTCTTTCGTTTAGTTTATAACATCAAACGATTACTTAATAAAGTACCTCTTGGTTCAACTAAACTTGCATCATATGCTGCAGCGCTTTGGTTGATTAAAGAGAATACTAAAATGTCAGAAGAAGCTATTATTGAAGGCTTCAATGCATACCTTGAACAACAAGGTGTTACATTAGACAATACATTATCGGAATCAAAAACTTGGATGACTAAAGGTGAGAACCTACTTCCAGGTAAATACAAGTTAGCAGAACATGTAGTGTCTCCTATTACTGGAGAACTTGTTGCATTCAAAGGTTCATTGATTATGGTCAATGAAGCAAGTGCACCTCCACAAGGTAAGTTTAATGATGTGAATATTTACTCTGTCTACCACCCATCTACAAAACAAAAAATATACATAACAGTAGAGGACATCTATAGATGATTACGTTTAAAGAACTAGAAGAACAATTGGACGAAGCCCATAAAGTTGGCGACAAAGTTCTTATTCATAAAGGCCCTGCTGATGTAAAGGGTAAGCAAGGTCGCATTGGTGAAATCCGTAAGGGTTTATACAAAGGTGCACCTAAGACTTATACAGTCGATTATGATCACCATGAAACTACAGGTGAACGTAAGTCTATTCAGTTGAAACCTACTCACTTCAAAGCTGTTAAAGAAGATCTAGATGAAGCAGTGACACCTAAAGGTCATACAATTGAAGCTCACGGCATCAAAGGTACTAAGGGTACTCCATGGCGTAAAACATTTAAGAGCCACGAGCATCTACATGATTGGGCTGATAAGAATGACAGCGTTGAAGTTCATGGTACGCGTGACTTAGAACATACTAAGAAGACTAATGAAGAAGTTGAATTGGACGAAGTACGTATGACTGCTGCTATGAAACTTCAACAAGCATTCCAACGTGAACAAGAGAAAACTGCTCGTGAACGTAAAGCTGGTGAAGATCTTCTAAAGAAGAAAGAAGAACCAAAGAAGGTTAATGAATCTACTGATCACCACGCTGAAGCTGAAGAGCATCTATCAAAAGCTAATGATGCTGATGCTAAAGGTGATAAGAAATCTTACCACGCTCACATGGCTAATCACCACGATGCAATGTCTATGTGGCATGATTCTAAAGGTCGTTCTGCATCTGCAGATAAACACGCTGAGAAAGCTGAACATCACCATGAACTATCTTTATCAACACATGAAGAAGTTGCATGTAACAACGTAGGTGGTGGATCTATTGCTGGTACACAAGGTGATGCTGGTAAAAAGTCAGTTATAACTAAGAAACCAATGAAACGTCAAACATTTAAAGAATTTAGCGAAGAGTGTGATTGCTGGACTGGTTATAAGCGCAAACCAAAAACTAAACCATGTGCTAAAGGCTCATGTGTAAAAGAATCAGTTGAACTAGAAGAAGGTAAGACTGGCCTATGGGCAAACATTCATGCTAAGCGCAAGCGTATCAAAAATGGTTCAGGCGAGAAGATGCGTGCTCCAGGATCTAAAGGTGCTCCAACTGATGCAGACTTTAAAGCAGCAAACGAAGAGTTATCAGTTGATGAACAATTTGACTTAATCGAAGAACTTGTATCAGAATTAGCATTAGAAAATAATGTTGATGCTGAAACAGTTTGGGAAAGTTTAGAGTCTATTGAAGACGATCAATTGTTTGAATATGCTATTGATGCTAAAGGTCATAAGTCTTCTACTGGTGGATTAACACAAAAAGGTGTTGATGCTTATAATCGTAAGACTGGTGGTAACCTTAAGACTGCTGTTACAACTCCTCCATCAAAGTTAAAGCCAGGAAGTAAAGCTGCTAAACGCCGTAAGTCATTCTGCGCTCGTATGTCTGGTGTTGATGGTCCAATGAAAAAACCAAATGGTGAACCTACACGTAAGGCTCTAGCTCTACGTAAATGGAATTGCTAATATGTTCTTGTTATCTTTTTTGCCAGATTGGTTCTTCTTTGGTCTATTACTCTTAGCTGTGGTTGGCACATTTGCCGGCACACTTCTAAGTAAAATTCCATTCATTGCCACTTACTCAACACCAATCAAATATGGTTCTATTGCAACCCTATTATTTTCAGTGTACATGGTAGGTGGAATTGCTAATGAAGAATCATGGCAGAAAAAGGTACTTGAACAACAAATAGAGATTGCACAATTGAAAGAAAAAGAGGCTGTAGTAACTACAAAAGTTGTTACGAAGTATATAGATAAACTTACAGTCGTTAAGGAAACCAATGATGCAATCTCGAAATACGTTACTAATGAAGCTGATGCTAAGTGTCAGCTTCCTAACTCTTACAGCGTGCTCCACGACGCTGCCGCGAAAAACGAGCTTCCCGACTCCATCGGAGCTACTGATGCGAGAACCTCAGAAGTTAAACTCTCTGAAGCAACAACCGCAGTCATCGCAAACTACGGGCTCTGCCACCAAAACACTCAGCAACTAAAAGCATTGCAAGAGTGGATCCGTGAACAACAGAAGCTAAACCCGTAACACATATCCCGCTTAAATTTTTAATCACGCCTATTTACAACGAATTAGGTGTGTGATATAATATACTTTGAACTTTGGAGTTTTAAAATAAACAATGCAAAATATTAATGTAGTAAAGAGAGACGGTAACAAAGAACCGTTTGACGTGAACAAAATCCATAAAGTATTGGAGTGGGCATGTGAAGGCATCAATGGAGTCTCAATCTCTGAGATTGAATTGAAGTCTAACATTCAGATCAATGATGGAATGCAAACTGATGACATTCATGAGTTATTGATCAAATCTGCTGCAGAACTTATTTCTGAGCATACACCAAACTATCAGTATGTTGCTGCTCGTCTTGTCAATTACAAGATTCGTAAGCAAGTGTACGGTGAATATACGCCTTGGGGTTTGAATACTATCATCACTCAAAACGTTATGCGTGGAGTATATGATGGTCAAGTCCTGGTTGAATTCACTGAACAAGAAATTGATTTGCTAGATCGTTATATCAAACATGACCGTGATAACGATTTTACTTACGTAGGCATGGAACAATTCCGTGGTAAGTACTTGGTTCAAGACCGTGTTAATAAGGTACCTTATGAAACACCACAAGTCTTGTACATGTTAATTGCTATGACACTCTTTATGCGTTATCCTCGTGATACACGTATGAAATACGTTAAGGATTACTACGATGCAATTTCTCAATTTTATATCAGTTTGCCTACCCCAATCATGGCCGGCGTTCGCACTCCTACTCGCCAGTTTAGTAGCTGTGTGCTTATTGAGTCAGGCGATTCTTTGGACTCCATCAATTCAACGTCGACTTCGATTGTCCGTTACATTTCTAAGAAAGCTGGGATTGGTATCGGCGCTGGTGCCATTCGTTCTATTGGTAGTCGTATCGGTGATGGTTCCGTTGTTCATACCGGCTTAATTCCATTCCTTAAGTATTTCCAAGCTGCTGTAAAATCATGTTCACAAGGTGGTGTTCGTGGTGGCGCAGCAACTGTTTATATTCCTATTTGGCATCTTGAGTTTGAAAACCTTATCGTTCTAAAGAACAATAAAGGTACTGAAGAAACTCGTGTTCGCCACATGGATTATTGCTTCCAATTCAACAAGACAATGTATGAACGTCTATTGACTGGTGGCAACATTACTCTATTCTCACCTGATGATGTTCCTGATTTGTTCGATGCATTCTTTGCCGATCAAGACAAGTTCAAAGAGTTGTATATTAAGTACGAACAACGTACTGATATTCGTAAGAAAGTTTTACCTGCACTTGAAGTCTTCTCACAGTTCTTGACAGAACGTAAAGACACAGGTCGCATCTACCTAATGAACGTAGACCATGCTAATAGCCATGGCTCATTCATACCAGAAGTTGCTCCTATTCGTATGAGTAACCTATGTACAGAAATCGACTTACCAACTAAACCACTTAAATCATCAGAGGATACCGATGGCGAAATCAGTTTGTGCACTTTGTCTGCCACCAACTACGGACTTATCAACGCACCACATGAGTTTGAAAAGTACTGTGACCTCCAAGTCAGAGCCCTTGACGCCTTGCTTGACTACCAATCGTACCCAGTCCCAGCAGCAGAGCGATCAACCAAAAATCGCCGTCCTCTTGGCAACGGTATCATCAACCTAGCATACTTCCTTGCTAAACGTGGCCTAAAGTATGATGAATCTGCTTTGCCAGTTGTTGATGAGTACACTGAAGCATGGTCATATTATTTGATCAAAGCGTCTGTCAATTTAGCAAAAGAATATGGTGCTTGTCCTGCGTGGAAAGAAACTAAGTATTCGTTAGGCCTTACTCCTAACCAAACATACAAGAAAGAAGTGGATGAATTAGTACCACATCAAGAACGTATGGACTGGGAAGGTTTACGTAAAGATCTAAAAACATACGGTATTCGTAACTCTACCTTGATGGCATTAATGCCAGCTGAAACATCAGCACAGATTAGTAACTCAACAAATGGTATTGAACCACCACGAGCATTAGTATCCTTTAAGCAATCTAAGGATGGCGTTATGGCTCAAGTTGTTCCAGGTTACCATAAGTTAAAGAATCACTATCATTTACTGTGGGATCAAAAATCACCAGAAGGTTATCTAAAGATTTGTGCAGTGTTGCAAAAGTATATCGATCAAGGTATCTCAGTAAACACTTCATATAATCCAGAAAACTATGAAGATCATAAAGTACCAATGTCAGAAATGATTAAACACTTGGTGATGTTTTATAAGTATGGTGGTAAGCAACTATACTACTTCAACACTCATGATGGTGCTGGCGAAATGCATGAACGAGACTTCAAAGAAATCGAAGACAAGTTAGCAGAACCAGTTGATGGCGAAGAAGATTGCGAATCGTGTAAAATCTAATTGTTATACATATGTCTATTAAAGAAGAATTACAGCGTAGATACGACATATGTAAAACATGTGATAAGTCTACAAAAGAGCAAATTGAAAGATGTAAAGCTTGTGGTTGCATTATCCTATTTAAGATAATGCCACCATCAAGTAAGTGTCCACTAGGAAAATGGTAAATGTCATCAGTATTTAAGTTAAAGACTCTAAGTCATTTAGAGTCACCAATGTTTTTCGGTGAGTCAGTTGATATTGCGCGATATGACTCAGTGCGATATCCACAGTTTGAAAAGATTACCGATAAGCAATTGGGTTTCTTTTGGCGCCCAGAAGAAATGGATTTATCAAAAGATAGTAAAGACTTTGCTTCGCTCAATGAATTTGAGCAACATATTTTTACATCTAACTTGAAGCGCCAGATCCTATTGGACTCGGTGCAAGGTAGATCTCCTAACCTTGCGTTTCTACCTATGGCGTCTGTGCCCGAACTTGAGGTGATGGTGGAAACATGGGCGTTCTTTGAAACAATTCATTCACGCTCATACACTCATATCATTCGTAACATCTATGCAAACCCGAGCAAGATTTTCGATGAAATCAAAACTATTCAACCTATTCTTGATTGCGCTCATGACATCTCTGTATATTATGACGACTTTATTTCTTATAGTCGTTGGTATGAGTTACTTGGATTCGGTGAGCATATTGTCAATGATAAAACAATTGTTATTGACCTTTATGAACTAAAGAAAAAACTATTCCTTTGTTTGATGTCAGTATACATACTCGAAGGAATTCGCTTTTATGTTTCCTTTGCATGTTCATGGGCGTTTGCTGAGCTTAAGAAGATGGAAGGTAATGCTAAGGTTATTAAGTTTATTGCGCGTGATGAGAACACTCACCTTGCTGCAAGTACATCTATCATTAAACACTTATTGAAAGATGATTTAGACTTTGCTCGTATTCGTCAAGAAACAGAGCCACAAGTCCTATCAATGTTTACATCAGCTATTGAGCAAGAAAAAGACTGGGCTAAATACCTTTTCAAAGATGGTTCAATGATTGGTCTTAATGAACGCTTGTTAGGTGACTATGTTGAGTGGATTGGTTCACGCCGTATGAGAGCATTAAGTTACACTTCACCATATAGTGTACCTCAATCAAATCCTTTGCCATGGACAGAAAAGTGGATTGGTGGTGGCAACGTTCAAGTTGCTCCACAAGAAACTGAAATCACAAGTTACATCACTGGTGGCGTTAAGCAAGACGTCTCAGCTGAAACAATGAAAGGACTATCACTATGATTATAGTATATTCAAAGAACAACTGCCCGCACTGTGTGACTGCAAAGAGTTTATTAGAACAAAACTTTGTAGAATTTACAGAGATCAATATAGAAACTAATGCTGCTGGTAGAGATTACCTTTTAGGTAAAGGCCTACGCTCATTACCACAAGTATTTGCTGGTGAAGAGCTAATTGGCGGCGTTGATAAACTAAAAATATTTTTAGAAATTAAAGATCAATCACTATGACAAAAAAGACTTACGAATGTAAATCATGTTCATGTGAAGCAACCATTGAGTTTAATTTTGATGAGGTAGGCGAAGAGCCATTGTATTGTCCATTTTGTGGAGACACATATATAGAAGAGGAACTAGACTTGGAATATCCTCATGACAACACAATGGACGATGAATGGTGAACCTTACGAATTAGGTGACCAAACATTTAAAGAAGTATACGGATTCGTATATTTAATCACTTGCCTTAAAACAGGCAAGTTGTACGTAGGTAAGAAACTATTTTGGTCTCAGAAGACTAAGACAGTAAAAGGCAAAAAGAAACGTACAAAGGTAGAGTCAGATTGGAAAGACTACTACGGATCGAATAAAGTACTCGCAGAAGAAGTACAAACAAATGGTGTAGAAAATTACAAACGTGAAATTCTACATCTTTGTAAGACCAAAGGTGAGTGTAATTACCTTGAAGCTTATGAACAATTTACCCGCGAATGTTTGATTGGTGATTCCTATTA